CTCACTTCCTTGTGGCTTTGGGAAAACGACAGTATCCTTGGCCATAGCATGTAAACTCGGGTACCGAACCATGATTGTCGTACATAAGGAGTTTCTCGCGAATCAGTGGAAAGAACGTATCCAACAATTTTGTCCAGGTGCCACTATAGGTGTAGTACAACAGAATAAATTAGAAACCAATTGCGATTTTGTCATTGCTATGCTCCAATCACTTTCTTTAAAAGAGTATTCGTTTAATGATTTCGATACTATTGGTACACTTATCGTCGACGAAGCGCATCATATATGTGCAAAGGTATTTTCCCAATCTCTTTTTAAAATATGTCCTAAACACATTTTTGGACTCTCGGCAACACCGACCCGTAAAGATGGACTTACTAAAGTTTTACATTGGTTCATGGGACCAACCTTTTTTGCAATTGAACGTGAAAATCAGGAACAGGTCGAAGTGTTTCCAATTGAATATAGATGTCCACGTTTTCAAGATCCACCACCGTGTACACGATTCGGTAAACTTTCATTAGCGACCATGATTACCGAACTTACAGAAGATCGTGAACGGAACATCGTTATAGCAAAACTTATAAAAAATATTATTAAGGGGACGCGTCAAGTTCTTGTATTAAGTGATCGTCGACATCATTGTGAAGTACTCCACCAAAGTTTCAAGAAAACGTCGGGACTCTATATGGGTGGTATGAAAGAAGTTGATTTAGCTGAATCAAGTAAAAAACAAATCATATTTGCGACGTTTAGTCAAGCACATGAAGGTCTCGATATACCTTCACTCGATACGGTTATACTTGCGACCCCTAAGTCCGATATTGTACAATCGATTGGACGGATTATGCGTGAAACGCATGGTAAAAAGAATAATCCACACATTTACGATATGTTCGACCAGTGGTCTATATGTCATGCCATGTATAATAAACGTCTCAAAGTGTATCGACAAGGTGGATTCAAAATACCAAAACAGAAACCGGAAGAACCTACCGATTTCACTAAAGGGAAATGCCTCATTTTACCATGAAAATAATCATTCGTATTTATAAGAATGACTGGTTGTAATACAGGTCGTAATATACAAAAGTACAGAGGTGGAGGTGGAGGTGGAACTGCATCCACACTCCAGGAAGCTTTAGAAAATAGTAACGTAGCTACCATAGATATAAATCTCATATCCGGTGCCAAATTTAGGGGCGATGGGAGTGCTTTAACAGGTATATCAGGTTCGGGGGGAGCAGTTGGAAATCTACAACAAGTTACGAGTCAAGATAACCAAACAACAAATTCAATCATTATTACAAATGCGGGAACCTCTTTAATAACTTCAGGTGCCATAATATCATCGGGAAATATAACTGCACCTTCTTTTATAGGATCCGGTACATCACTCACGGGTATTGCTTTAGCCATTGATACATCAAGTAACGCAGCTCGGGTTAGTGTTTTGGAAACAGACTTGACGAGTAATGTATCGAGAGTAAGCGGATTAGAAACAGATTTGGTGAGTAATTCAACAAGAATATCGACTTTAAGTACAGACTTATCGAGTAATGCGTCTCGAGTTGGTGTTTTAGAAACAGGTTTGGTGAGTAATGAAACTGATTTGACAAGTAATGCGTCTCGAATTGGTGTTTTAGAAACAGATTTATTTAATAATTCAACGAGAATAGCGACTATAAGTACAGACTTAGCGAGTAATTCGGCGAGAATAGCGACTGTAAGTACGGATTTGGTAAGTAATTCAGCGAGAATAGGTACTGTAAGTACGGATTTGGCAAGTAATTCAGCGAGAATAGGTACTGTAAGTACGGACTTGGCAAGTAATTCGACGAGAATAAGTACTGTGAGTACGGACTTGGCAGATAATTCGACGAGAATAAGTACTGTGAGTACAGATTTAGCAGATAATTCGACGAGAATAAGTACTGTGAGTACAGACTTGGCAGATAATTCGACGAGAATAAGTACTGTGAGTACAAACTTGGCAGATAACTCGACGAGAATAAGTACTGTGAGTACAGGCTTAGCGAGTAATTCGACGAGAATTAATAACTTGCAAAATTCAACTATAATAAGTAATAGTTCAGGTATAACAAATGCATTTGAAATGGGTGATCTGATATATGCATCGGGGCAAAATACACTTTCAAATTTAAGTATAGGTTCTACTAATGAAGTACTTACAGTTTCTGGTGGCATTCCAGTGTGGTCTAGTCCCGGTACAAGTTATTGGACAAAAAATGGTGCAAATATATACCGTAATACGGGTAATATTGGTATAAATACAAATAATCCACAATATAAGCTAGATGTTAATGGTACAGTAAATGCAACTTCATTCCGAGGTGATGGTGCGACGCTTTCAAATGTAGCCTTAAGTACAGACTTAGCGAGTAATTCGACGAGAATAGCGACTGTAAGTACAGACTTAGCAAGTAATTCGACGAGAATAGAGACTGTGAGTATAGACTTAGCGAGTAATTCGACGAGAATAGCGACTATAAGTACAGACTTAGCGAGTAATTCGACGAGAATAGCGACTGTAAGTACGGACTTAGCGAGTAATTCGACAAGAATAGAGACTGTAAGTACGGACTTAGCGAGTAATGTATTACGAATTGGTACTTTAGAATCAGAAGTTCAACCCGTAAATAGAGGTGGTACTAATATAACATCGTATGGCACTGGAGATATGTTATATGCGAGCGCTCCGTCAGCTTTGTCAAAACTCACACCTTCGACGGCTGGATTTTTTCTACAAACAAATGGTACTGGTAATGCACCTACATGGGAAAATGTTGCCAATATAGGTTCGTCAACACCTGCAAATTTATACACGGATGATTATATAACCGGTGGTCCATGGAGTGGTTTAACTGATGCAAATATTAGAGTTTTAGGAAATGTTTCAAATTTATCTAACCAACTCGTGGCACGTGATGATAAGGGTGATATATTTGTTTCGAATGTAAATGCAGTAAGAATATATGGGGATGGCACATTTCTCACGGGTGTCGCTTTAAGTACAGATTTGGCAGATAATTCTACAAGAATAAATACTGTGAGTACAGATTTGGCAGATAATTCTACAAGAATAAATACTGTGAGTACAGATTTAGCAGATAATTCTACAAGAATAACCACTGTGAGTACAGATTTAGCAGATAATTCTACAAGAATAACTACTGTGAGTACAGACTTGGCAGATAATTCTACAAGAATAAATACTGTGAGTACAGACTTGACAGATAATGCATCAAGAATAACAACAGTTGAAAATAATGTTCTTATAAGTAATAGTTCGGGTATAACAAATGCATTTGAAACGGGTGATTTGATATATGCATCGGGTCAAAATACACTTTCAAATTTAAGTATAGGTTCTACTAGTCAGGTACTTACAGTTTCTGGTGGCATTCCAGTGTGGGCTGCTCCGAGTGGAGGAGGAGGTGGAGGAGGAGGTGGAGGTTACTGGACACAACCAAGTGGTACTACGATTATACATTACAATACTGGTAATGTTGGTATTGGAACTACAAACCCGGCTTATACATTGGATGTTGACGGTGATATTAACATGTCTACTGGTAGTAGTTTAAGAATTAATGGAGTTGCACAATCGTTTGGTGGTGGAGGTTCGAGTGTTTGGTCAACGTCAGGGTCGGACGTTTATAGAAGCTCGGGTAATGTTGGTATTGGAACTACAAACCCAGTATACCCATTAGATGTTGTTGGTACAGTAAATGCAACTTCATTTAGGGGTAGTGGTACTAATTTAACAGATGTAACTGCATCATCAATTACAAGTGAAGCATCTCGAACTATATCGATTTCCAAAATTAGTGTATTACCTGCAACGTGGAAAAGAACATAAATAAAATATCCATAATTCATAAGTATGAGCAATAACAACTCCTCTGCATTACCAACATCATCAAAATTATCAAGAGGTATAAAAGGTACTGTTCAGAGAATTTTTGTAGGTGAAAGTAATAATAATCAGGTTATCGTATATAAGTATAACATAATAACCCAAAAGTGGTACAAAGAGTATACCATAAGTTCACCTGATCCATCCATATTAAAATTTGGATTTTCTTTAGCTGGAACAGATGATGCTTCTATAGTAGCTGTAGGAGCTCCGGGTATTACAGAAGGTCGAGTGTATATATATGAAAAGGATAGTACGGGAAGTGGATGGTCACAAAGAGGTACTACCATTACACACCCAATGCTTAATTTTAGTGGTACTGGATCTGATGGTTTTGGACATTCTGTTGCATTATCACAATATGATGGTAATATTCTCGTTATAGGGGCACCTTTTTATAACGAACAAACACCCGCTTTTGCAACATCTAATGATTATCCAGTTTGTGAAGGGCGCGCTTTTATATTTAAATATGTGGGTGGGACTTCGGGATGGGCTGGATCTGCATACTCTTTTTTCGGGGGGACTGTTAGTTCACCTTCGGGTTTTTTAAATACTAGTTTTCCCGCTTCGTGGAGAGACTTTTATTTTGGGTGGTCTCTAGATATATCAGATGTAGGTAATATGATAATTGTTGGTTGTCCATCTATTAGAAAATTAGATGATATAGCTAAAAATCATCAGGAAACAGGTGATTTATTCTTTGACACATCAGTATACGATGAATATTACAACTCTGTTGAAGTATCTGATCTCGAAACAAATTGGGGACATACTGGTAACGCGCACGTGTATCATAATCATACTGTTTTATCTGGTGGTAGCACATGGACCAGTAATGTAAATGTTACGGAAGTTATAGGCGTAACTTCAATAGGTGGTATAACAGTAGATACACAACCAGAAAAGATTCGACCTTTTGAAGCTGTTGGTACATCTGTAGGTATAAATAGAGCTGGTACCCGTATATTTGCAACAGCACCTTACAGTTACGGTACTTCAAATGCGTCACCACAAATATTTTCTGGACGAATCTATACACTTGAATGGAATACTGTAACAGGTACATGGGATGAAATGGGTAGAATTAATAAACATATTAATGGCGGTATTAATTTTAGATTACTCGGATTTTCAGCAGATTTTGACGGTTCGGGTAATAGAATTGTTGCAGGTGCACCGGAATGGGTATCAATAAATAGAAAACTTAGGGGTCAAGTCGAAACATTCGATTGGAATGGTGAAGCGTGGGTAAGTTACCCTACCAGCTCCGTCGGTGTTGATGTAATTACAGATGAAACGTTTTACTTTTATCAAAACATGCGTTTTGGTGATTCTGTATCCGTTGATGGAGAAGGTGAAATGATTGCTATAGGTATTGGTGATAAGAACTTATACTACAGTGGTGCTAGTACTAATTTACCACGACCTTCACAGTTGAGTGTTCACGGAATCACATATATAGGTGGTGCGACTACAACTGTAGCTGGAAGCGATTCGCATATTCTTACAGGTTCATCTAATATTTGGGTATATAATAACCCACAATCTATGATAGTTTCAGGTAACATGACTGTAAGTGGTTGTATGCAGACATCTGGTATTGCTGTGGGATCAAACGATGATACCGATACGTCTAGAAAAACTATATTTTTTGGTGGTACAAAAGCTGATAACGCATACGATTATACTGTTATAGAAAATCGCGTTTACGAATCTGCGGAAAAATCGGAACTACTCATATTTAAAGGTGATAACAACGCCGACTTCAACGGGGGAGGAATATATGGACCCGATAGAATACGATTAAAAAGTGGTCAAATATGTTTTGATTTAAATACGGGGTATGAAAGAGATGGAGAAGATATACGTTTCACCATGAATAAAAATAAACTTCAAGGTGGACAATTTGGTGTAAATACAGCTTCACCGACGGAAGCCGTAGATGTATATGGTAAAATTAAGTCTTCACAAGGGTTTATAGGACGCGGTGAAGAATTAATAGGTCTAGATTTACACGATAGTCTAATTAGAGTCAATAACAATACAGGTATAGCCGGTTCATCTTATAACGATCTCACATTGGGAGAAATGAGTATGGTTTCATCCTCGACTACGTACCCAACAGTGAATTTAACAAGTAATACGAATCAAGGATATACGGTACTCAGCTCATTTGATGTTACTGATGCTTGGAAAGCATTTGATGGTTCGGCTACTAGTTCTTGGATGCTTGATACTGGATCTACAGATGGATCTCAAGGTACCCCTCTTTATACGAGGTTTGGTCCAGAAATCGGTTACTATTTTGGTAGTACAGAAAGGTTTCCTGGGTACCCGGGTGAATGGATTGAAATTCAAATGGCTTCATCCGTCCCTAAACTTTTACTCACGGAAGTATTAATAAATATACGGCAAACTGAAGGACATTACCCACTTAATTTACATGTATTTGGAAGTGATAATGGTACAGATTATTATCATATACACACCGAAATAAAACCATGGTCGTTTACTGCATCTTACAATACAGACGTTTCTGCATTTACAAGGACCCCTTCAGTTAATGATAAACCGTATAATAAGTTTGTTCTCATATGTAGTAGAGTAAAAGTCCCAGTTGGTGGAGTTGAATGGGCTAACATACGTTTAAAGGGTAGTACTTTATCAGCATTTACATCTAAATTAAAACTCGATAAAGCTGGTAAAATTGGTATAGTAAATACAAACCCAGCATACCCATTAGATGTTACGGGTGATATTAACTTAACGGGTGCTTTAAGAATTGGTGGAGTCGCACAATCGTTTGGGGGTGGTGGTGGAGGAGGTTACTGGACACAGCCAAGTAGTACTACGCTTATACATTACAATACTGGTAATGTTGGTATTGGAACTACGAACCCAGCGTACCCATTAGATGTTAATGGTACAGTAAATGCAACTTCATTCCGAGGTGATGGTACAAATTTGACAAATGTTACAGCAGGAAGTATAACAGCCGAAGCATCCAGTACTATATCTATTTCAACAATTCAAGTTCAAGGTGGAAGATGGGACGTCAGATAAGTATAAAATTAATATAACTAAACTGTAGTGTAATGTCTTTATTTAATTCAGTTTCTAGTAATAATACAAATAATACAACAGTCACTGACGCTGAATATAGTGCATCAGTTCGTAGTAGTAAAATATCAAACAGTTGGATACCTACTGAATCTAAATTGTCACGAGGTAAAAAGGGTCAAATTCAGAGAATATTTGCAGGTGAACCACTAAATAATTTGTGTAACGTATACACTTATAACGAAACAACAAAACTTTGGTACCATGAAAATACAATTCAAGGTGATCCAAACCGTAATGGACCGGTACTGTATCCCCCAACTTCACTTAGTAGCAACACAAGCACCATTGGTGGTATAACTTATACGACTACTAATTCTGTGTCCACCCCGCAGACCGGCAGCAACGGCTATTTTACTGACTCAAATAATATAGATTCGTATAAAGCGTTTGGTCCAGTTAATATAGAATCTTGGAAAAGTGAAACCGGGAATCCGATACAAAGTTATCCGCAATATAACAACGGCGGCTTTGGTTTACCCCCGGGATGGGTTGATGGTGCATTTAATGGTTATCAAGGTGTAGGAGGTGTAAGCGGTGAATGGATAAAAATACAGTTATCAACTGCAATTCAACCTAGTAATTTTAGGCTACAAAAGAATGGAATTTATAATAATGAACCTGCTACCATGACTATATTAGGGAGTAATGACGATACTAACTGGACGAATTTAGGTAATTTTACAAATTCGACAGCGCCTTTACCAGCGCTAGAAGATTGGATCGATACTCTTACAATAAGTAACACGTATACATATTTTGCGTTTGTATTTACATCAAGACGAACCACTAACTGGACCTCAGGTGGCGTCTACCCAAATACGTTTCGTGATCCGGAATATATAGAAATATACTCGTTATGTTTATTTAATAGCTATCCAAGTGAAGATTTTGGTAGATCCCTCGACGGAACGGATAATGCAGATATGGTAGCTGTAGGTGCACCCGGAACATGGTTTGGCTCTGTAAGTAATATAACAGGTTATGCTCGTGTATTTACTAAAGATAGTTCAGGTAACGGATGGACACAGAGAGGTTCTCAAGTATCACAAACGGGAGGATTTGGACACTCCGTTGCATTATCACAATACGATGGTAACATATTAGTCGTTGGTGCACCTTTCTATAATACGTTAACACTACAAAACGGAACAGCACCCGCCTTCGATACAGGCAGTGGAACTTATCCAACAGTGGATATTAATTATTATAATACACCTGTATCAGAAGGTAAAGTTTATATATACAAATGGAATGGTTCAAACTATACTTTGCAGCAAACATTAGATTCACCTTCATCACCTTTATCAAGTAGTGTCATACAGCCTTCGTGGAAAGGTTTTTATTTTGGATTTTCATTAGGTATAACGGATATAGGTGATAAGATAATCATAGGCGAACCATCGTTCAGAAATATATGGTCTGTAATTGATCAGGAAACGACGTCGGCTTTTCATACAGGTAATGCACATGTTTACGATAATGTTTCTGTTTTATCTGGTGGTACGACCTGGACCAGTAATGTTTCTATAACACCTATTATAGGTATAACTGGTATTAACGGTGGAAGTCGCAATCACGATTTTTACCCTACAAAAATTAGATGGGGTGATGCAGTTGGCACATCTGTAGATATAAACAGGGCGGGTACGCGTATATTAGCAGGTGCTCCTGCTAATTACGGTTCGCTACCTGAATCAGATGATCGTATCGAATTGGCGGGAAGAATATTAACATTCGATTGGGATCCGATTAATGGTGTATGGAAAGGAATGGGTTTAGATGATTATAGTCAACATATAAACGGATTCAAAAAATATATATTACAGGGATGGTCTACACGTTTTGATGGTTCGGGTAGGCGTATAATTTCTGGATGTAAAGCTGGTGTTGTATGGATCTCAGTTATAGAACCATCAAACAATAGTGGTATTGTTAATGTATTCGATTGGAATGGTGATAATTGGGTAATATTTCCAAACGAAACTATTGAAGTATTGAATTATAACGTAAATAGTAATGTGTACGTAATGACTCTGCATTTATTAGGAGAATCCATATCTGTTGATGGTGAAGGTGAAATGATAGCTATAGGAAAATCTGAACACCATTACTCTATAATTACACCTCCTTCTGGTGGTCTTAGACCAAATGAGTTTAGTGTAAATAATATAACATATATAGGGGGTGCAACGACAACAGTAGCTGGTTCGGATAGTCAGGTTGATACAGGTGGATCAAATGTTTGGGTATACAATATCGCTCAGTCTATGGTTGTTAAAGGTAACGTAACGGTTGGAGGATATATTCAGGGAACTGGTATATCTATAGGTGCAAACGATAATTCAGATACATCTCGTAAAAGTATATACTTTGGTGGTACAAAAGGAGATAATAGATATGAATTTTCAGTTATAGAAAACCGTGTTTATGAAAATCTTGAAAAATCTGAACTGTTACTATATAAAGGTGGTGATGGTTTTGATCATGACAATATCTATAATGAAACAGCAGGTGAAATAGAACCGGGTCCAGATAGAATACGATTAAAATCTAGTCAGGTATGCTTTGACTTAAATCCGGGAGATGATAGAACAATAGATAATACATCGATTAAGATGCAGCAAGACTCAAGTGGTACTGCTACTTTAGGTATAAACCTTAGTGCGTCGGTTTTACCATCTGAAGCTCTAGATGTAGTAGGAAAAATTAAGTCTAGATATGGATTTATAGGTCCAGGTACATCATTGACGGGTATAGGCCTTGATCACGTTAATTTGGCATATTCACCTAAACTTAACAATTATGGATCAGCCTCATCATCTTCATATTGGGGGGAAGCCGTGGTCGGATCCTCCCTTACATACCCACAAGTTTCTTTGACAAATTCGGACATTTCAGAATCCGAACCGCGACTTGTAACATCGACTTATACGCGTTTTGCACTGCGAGCTTCTTACAATGCCAATTACCCGGTTTATTACCATTACGGTTGGATTTATGGAAGTTATCGGAGTTATCAGGTATGGGATGGAGTCGATACTGGTGACTATACTTTTGGTGATATTGGTAGGTACCTTCCCAATACAACCTACTACCTAGATGTTGCAGAAAAAGTACCAGGATTTACAGGTGAATGGTTAGAATTTACTATACCGGAACGTGTAATTGTTGAAGAATTAGACTTTTATGTTGTAGATAGATATCATTTACCGAGAGCTTTTACCTTTTTTGGTACTAACGATGGTGGTGTAACATATAATGTTATCAAAGAAAGGAGGTTTCAAAATTATAATTGGGGGTCTGATAATAGTTGGAACAATATGTTTACAAGAACCATAGATGCAAGTGTCGACGACCCATATAATACCTTTCTTATTGTTATTCATTCTAATTCTGGAAGCCAAGACCTTACAGACGCAAGTGGTCCCCCACTCGATAGTAGGATGACAATTAATGCTATTAGGATTAAAGCCAAGGAAGTTACATATACACAGAAACTAAAAATTGATAATACAGGTAAAATTGGTATATTAAATACTAACCCATCGCACTCATTAGATGTTACGGGTGATATAAATGTAACAGGTGGTTTACGTGCAAATGGTTCCTCGGGGACGAGTGGACATGTACTCACATCAAGTGGAGGAGGTGCAATGTCTTGGACTAATAAATTTTGGTCATTAGGTACAGAATCACATCCAACTGTTACGATGACTTCCGCAAGTTCGGGTGGATATGTAGCATCGGCCAATAGTAATTCTAGTGGATCCGATGCGTATTACGCATTTAATAATGTCATAGGGGCAGAATCGTGGATGGATAGTGAGTGGTCGTATACCGGGTCTCCGACTGGAACTTATGATGGTAATAGTTACACAACATATGACGGAAGCTCGCAGTCATGGGGTCAGTGGATACAGTTACAGGTTCCAACGAGTATAACCATATATTCAATAAAAATTGCACCTCAGAATTTTAGAAGTGCGAACGCTCCGACCGAGGGTAAAATTTTGGGAAGTACGAATGGTTCGACGTGGAGTTTAATACATAGCTTTACGGGACAAACATATACCGATGGACAATATACAACTATCTCGTTTAGTAACTCAGTCGCGTATTCATATTTTAGACTATCTGTTGAAAGAACTGGTGGTGGCTCAGGTCCTGGTCCTGGTTCCTTGAGAATTGGTGAATTAAAATTTAATGTGGTGTCAACCACAGACATATATTATAATACTGGGAACATCGGTATAGGAACGATAAGTCCGGCTCACCCTTTAGATGTTGTTGGTAATATTAACTGTACAGGTACGTTATCAAAAGGTAGTGGTTCCTTCAAAATAGATCACCCACTTGCAATTATGAGTAATACACATTGTCTATACCATTCTTTCATAGAAGGTCCACAAGCTGATCTCATATACAGAGGTAAAGTTGAACTAGAAAACGGGAGTGCTTCTATAAACTTAGATACTGTTTCTAAAATGACAAGTGGTACATTTGAAGCACTGAATAGAAACGTTCAATGTTTTACATCAAACGAATCCGATTGGGACGCAGTGAAGGGTTCCGTATCTGGAAACATACTTACAATATCATGTCAAAACACATCTTCTACCGCAACCGTTAGTTGGTTAGTTATAGGTGAAAGAAAAGATAAACACATGTACGATACAAGCTGGACTGACGATGATGGATTCGTCATTCCTGAACAACTAAAATAATTATTTTTACCATTCTGGAAAATGTCAGAATGGTAGAAAGTTTTGTTTACTTACTTTCGTGATGGGAGCGTGTCCATGATTGCTAAAGCGATAACACCCGCAATAAAGAACAAAACAACATAATTACACTCCGTATCTTCTCCTCTACCAGTAGAATTTTTAACTTTCTCCTGGACTGGGACTGATACTTCTCGTGAAGGTCTCGGCCTTTCAATAGGATCTTCGTCTAATGGACAATACCCTATCATATACTATATTTTACAAATTAATTTCGACTGATTTTTTCT